AAAGCGAGGGTAAGTCAAAGACTCACCCCCACTTCCCTCGCATCTGTAATTATCGCCAGGCTATGTGCCGCCTGATGCCGATGCTCTCGTCGTGAGCTTAGTTCTCCCTTTGGGGGTCCTATGGTTTGCTTCGTTGGTATCGAAGGTTCAAATATGCAACTTGGGAGCAGTTGCTCAAACGAATGTGTGGATTTATTAGGAATGGATGTGTGCCTCGCACTGCCATTTCCGACGTATTTTCTGCCGTTACGTAAGCTCCCCCTGCATCGGGGACGCCGTTCACTACTTCATCAATTAGTACACCAAATGATGTTGGCGCAGCTCCTTCGACCCTTGGAGCACCTGAAAAGCCTAAGTCCTTCGTGGCCCAGCCGAAGGCTATTGATGTCGTGGTAGTGCGCGGCGTCAGTGAAAAACGACAACTGGGGCTCCTTCACTGGCTTATGAGATCTGTCCGTCTTCGACGGCGATTTCATAGGGAGCGAAAGGAGCAGGCAGCTCACGGCCTCGAAACTGGTACGGTGCTCTTCAATGAGATAACTAGTATTGGTGACGGTAATACTGAGCAACCCTTAGGACTCTCTGGCCCTGAAGAAGGAACACGCGGAGAGGACGTCCATTCGTTACGTCAACACCTTACCCCTCGGGGGCTTGGTGAAGACAGCGGGGAGCACGTCAAGGACAGTCATTTAGACGCCCTTGTAAGGCCCTTAGAAGTGTCCGGGAAGGAAGTCCCGGCGCTTGCGGTTTCGGATATCTGCACTGTCTGCCAGCAGGAAAGGAAACATTTACCTTTCCTCAAGGGCTCTGTGGCAGCTCAATCCTGCGGGGTTGACGGCAGGGACCTGACAGAGTGCGGGTGTTCGGGGGGTGATGAAGAAGATTGCTCTTATCCCGTCTTGACGGAGGAGCAGCGGCGCTCGAAGAAGTTCTTTGAGACGGTAGTCGAACTGGAGAAGTACGAGGAGGAACTGAACCAAGATGTTCCTCTAACCACGAAGTGGGTACTCTCTCGTTGGACCGACGTTTTCGAAGCTTCCGATAGCCCGCGAGGATGGACCAATTCTGTGAATGCCATGAAGCATTCCCGAGAGT